GTACCCAGAGCCGCCAATGAGCCTGATGACACCTCCGCTACTCACACCATTAGTGCCGAGCAATGCGAAGCCCACCTCAACGACGGGATTAAAGATGCCACGCAGTTGATTTGGTTGATCGAATGGGTAAAGAAGACACACGAGGTAACTAAATGACTGAGATCAAGCCGATCATAGAAGCATTCGGTAGCCTTGGTGCGCTACTGTTAGCAGGTGGGTTCATCTACCATCTGCTGTCCAAGATGCGTAATAACGGTCGGGTTGATGGTGTTAATGCTGGTCTGTATGAACAGTTGCAGCAACAGCTGTCTGATGCCCGTGAGCAGATAGCAGACCTGAACACCAAGATCGGTAACGTGTATGACGAGCGTAACGGCCTCAAGGAAGAAATGGTCGTCATGCGCCAACGGATTCAAAAGTTGGAGGACTGCGAGGGGCTTGTGGAGGTGCTAAAACAAAAACTTGTCGAGAAAGACAAGATCATTGCCGACGCGATCTTTGAGAACCGCAGACTAATGCAGGAAATCCTACAGTTGAAAGACAGAATCCATCACCTTGAACTCAGGCTTGCTCAAGATGAAGCAAGGTTTGATCGTGGGGATCATCAGTGAGCAACTTCAAAGACCTGCGAATCATTGTTGTAGATGACGATGATTTGCTGGTGAAGTACATGGAGGCTATGCTAACCCAGCTTGGTGTTGGCAGTGTCACAACAGCCGAGAACTTCTATCAGGTACAAGACAAACTCAGGGAAGGTCAATACGACGGGGCATTCCTTGATCTTGTCTTGCAGCATGGGAGTGGATTGGATGTTGGCAGATCACTCAAAGCCCACGGTATTCCTGTCATCTATTGCTCTGGCGTAACAGACGAATACAATATTCGACAGATGTATCAGATCGGATTCGTATTCTCCAAGCCAATCACAATGTATCACCTGAACCGTGGGCTTGAATACTTCAGCCAGTTGAAGTCATGTCCTCAATAAGCCGCTCAAGATAAACGGCCAAATCGAGTGCTTCTTCCTGTGCATGTTTGAGCCATGCCAGAGTATCCAGATCAGTCCTGTCCATCATAGTCCCATACTTCTGGATTCCTACCTGACTACGCTCAAGTAATTTCTGACGTACTGAATCAACGATTACATCTCTCACTTCCCGTTTCTCCTAATCATTTGATCGTATTGTTCCCCGCTACCTTTCTTGCTACAGGTGGAGCAGCGGGGGTCTGAAAGACTGGCATCATACCTGCACTCGGTACTCATTCTGTGCGGTATCCATGTTTGATAGACAGTATATCGACCATCAGGGGCATAAAAACGATTGGTGCCGTAGTATCCAGATCGGTGAGTACCATTGCAACAGCCGTATGGTTCATTGCCCCGCTTCGTCATCTCGCTGACGGCATGTTCTAGTCCGGGCATTTAGATTTTCTCGTAGTAGAAAACGATTGTCGCTACCTTGCTACGCCGGACGATCTTATCTTCTTTCGCCTCACGCATAAGATTCTGCACGTAGGTCTTGGAGAATCCGGTTAGTTTCATCAACTCGCTGATACTTCTTGCACGGTCGCACAGGTCGATCAGCATCTGCTTGTTTGCTTCACGGATAGTCTTACGCTTCGCAATACTGATAGCTGAAGCACGGGCAGCAATCTCGGCACGGGATAGATTCGTCTGTGCCTTTGGCCTGCGCTGCCCTTTGACTGGAGGTTCGTATGCCTTTACCATCTTCTGATCTGGATTGAAAGGTGTGGCAGGGATTGGTGCTAGACCAAGGTTCATAAGAAGCGGACTCATCCCAAAACTACCTCCTTCAGTTTGTCTTGCAAGTATTCAAGTTCTTCCATTAGATACTCCGGCTGTTTATTCTTTTCCTGCCATGCCCAAGACTCAAGCGCAGATAACAACATCATTATTCGTAGTGCAAGTTCTTTTTCGTTCATTTCTTCATCGCCTCATCAATTACAGCGTCGAATCGTGCAACCATCGCATCCAACGCCGAGGTGTCGTGGGTGAGGGAGAGGGCATAGCTGGCTTCAATTGCTGCACGTTTGTATAACTGTTCCCATCCGACCTTCCCTTCGTAATACCTATTGGCCGAAATTCCAGCTAGCGCCTCCCGCAACTTCTGCGCGTAGTACTGGCAGGCGGCCAATTCATTGCGCCACTCAACTACATTCTTCAGATTGATTGCAGCAAGGTCATCCCGCTCCTTCTCGCAGGCAGAAAGCCTACTGATCGGCACCATCACCTCACCGTTCTGGAACAACTTCACTGCGTCTTTGTCAGCTTCCAACTCCGCTACCCTTTGGCGCAAGGATTCGATTTCGTCGGCTGCTTCATCACCAATATCCAAACTGATTGACGAGCTAGTACGCAGTCTTTCTACGATGTCAGTTCGCATGTTTATGATTCCTACGTCGTTCATCTCGATTGTCTGTCCTGACCAATACCCATACTGCTTCGCCATCTCGATGATCTTGTCGTTGGTCATTTCATCGCCCTCCCAAGATCAATACCACTACACCAGCCAAGAATCCCATCAAGTGTTGCGAATGACCAGTTGGCTCCACCAGCAAAGCTCGCATTACCGGCATTCACAACTCGGTACAGGTCGGTGCTGACCTCGATCTTCAACCCAAATCTTCCGACTGCGGCCTCTGCGTTTTGCCAACGCATTACGATTTGTTGTTCGTCTAGCATGACGTTCTCCTCTTAATCTCAGCCAGCAGTTCGTCTGTGGTGTATTCAGATGGTTGTATCGACTCAAGCGCGGCTTCAAGCTCCTCGATCCGGTCAGCGAGCTTCCACAACAACGAATCTGGATCATCCTGCGCCTCTTCTCTCGCACGCTCCACCAACGTCATCTCTTTCTTCGGTGCGATGCGGTAGTCGAACTTGTCGAAAGCCCAGCTTGGTTGGTTGAATGGAATAGGTTTCCAAGTAGATGCCCCGCATAACCTGCATTCAACTGTCTCACCGCGCTTCGCTGCCTGCAAAACTTCTAGCATCTCGTCGATAGTCATTGCTTTGTTCCTTCAACTGTCGTGAGAAAATCTTTCACTGCCGCAGTAAACATAGGTGTCGCACTCATGCAGTCTCGGCACTCTTTGTTGGTCGGCTTGCTCATCTTCGCGCATGAGGCGCACATCGGATTTGTGTATCCGGCATCTTTGGCTTGTTGCTTGCGTTGTTCAACTTCGTTCATCTCAATCTCCAAATAAGGCGGGGCGGTGACAACCGGCCTTTAAGCCTCTGGACTTACGCTGGAATACCGCCAGCGCCGCATCCGGCTGCCGCCCCATAAAAAGAATCCACCCCGCCGACCTTATTCCCACGGTGGCCTATCCCGTTCAGAACTGCCGTCACTCGTCGTGACACCCTTTCTTTCAAGTTGATCCCCTGTGTTCGCACAGGTACGTTGGCGGGGTGGGTGTTGCTCATTTGACTTCGCCTTGATGCGCGAAGTAATGCCACAGTTCGTAGTGAGCGCGGCGCAGATCAGACATCGCCCGCTCGACGTGCTGGAACGCTTTAGCGTGCTCGCCGGACTCCATGAACTTCAGCGCCATTGCGGTTTCCGCTTGTGCGACCTTGAGGTCTTCTTGAATTGGATGATTCATGCCCCCCTCGTCAGCATTCTGTACTTGCGCCGCGCCATGCTGCGGGCAATGTCCGGGTCCATGTCGAACAGATCACACAGCCAGATGAAGCTGCCGGGGTGTTTCTCCTGCGACGTGATCCACGGGAACTCAGCGCCTTTGCGGAACGCATCTGCTGCGTCAATCAGTCCTCTGTGAAAAACAGCCGCCCACAGACGAATACAGGCGCGGGTCTGTGCGTCGATGTTCGCCGCTGAAGTTGCTGTCAAATCGTCGTACTTTGTCTTTTGCATTTTCAATCCTTCAGGCAAGATTTCAGGCAGGACATATATTGAGCCTCGTTGTGCCGGCGCAATGATCTGTTAGCCTCAATTCGATCCCATTTCTGGGCATCAGTTTCACGGGTTGCTTTGGCTTCCTGCACATCAAGCCCCATCAGGAATCCGAAAGCGAACACGACGGCGATGAAGATGATCTTATCCATCATGGTGCCGTCCTATCAGCGCCGACTTTTTCTAATACAACCATTATCCTAGCCTCAGTAACCGGATCGCAATCTCTTTCTCGCACGACTTGCCTGAGTATATCCACGCACATAGCCAGTTTTTTATCCATCTTGCTTCCAGCAGGCTTCATAAATGTAACCCATATTGTTTTACCAGTCTTGCCAGTAAAGTCGCCAAACAAAGGTTCAACAGGGAATGACCGCAGTAATTCTTTGGCTTTAATGTTCGCTTCATTCCATTTGAATATCAAAATACCGTTTGGTTCTAATACACGCCAGCATTCATTGAATCCAGCAACGATATCTTCCTTCCATGTGTCTTTGTTGAGCAAGCCGTACTTCTTGTTAATGACGCTTTTCATTGATCCACTTGTAAGGTGAGGAGGATCAAACACAACCATCTTGAACGACTCATCAGGGAATGGCATGTCGCGGAAGTCTGCAACCTCATCAGGTTGAACACTCCAGTTTGGATTCCAACCGTTAGGAAAAGCACCTTTTGGAACCTCACGCTTATCCATGAATAAGACATCCGAGTTTTCTTTGTTCCACCAAAACATTCGACCACCGCAACAAGCATCTAGTATTCTCGGTGGAAAGCTAAAATCTTCATGTCGCATTACGCCATCCCCCGATCAATGCGCCACAGCTCCAGACTCCAGTGGTCGGCTTCGTTTAACCACTGAGCGCAGGCAACAGGTGCGTAATCTTGCGACAGGTAGGCATTGACCATGCACCAACGGTAGTTCAGATTCACCCAGAGCTTATACATCTTGCACCTCCTTGTACTTGTGAGCCAGCGACTCGTAATAGTGCCGACGAAGCGCGTCGATGGTGGCATGCGCCCAGCGCATCTCGTTGCACAGACCGCCAAACTCGGCGTGGGTCAGCGTGAGCGACTGGCCATTGACCGTCAAGATAGCTTTCGGATCAGCACTGATGGATTCGTCAATATGAACAGATACGCGGCTCATTTCAACACCTCCATCATTGACGCACGTTCGCGTTGCATACGCAATTTGCAGTACCGTTGATGCAGACGCTCCGCAATGTTTTTACGCTTCTTGTCAGACAATTCGATATCTAACGCGACTTTGCATTGCTGCTCGTCGAGCATGGTAATGACATTCAGAAATTCTCTCCAGTTTTGCAATGCCGCTTGGATAAAAACTTGATCCATGATGTTCTCCGTTTGTTTGACTGTGATGCAATGATAGTTGCACAAATAAACAATGTCAAACTTTTTCTTTCATTGAACGATAAGACTTTATTGCATTTTTGAGTGATTGTTGTGTGTTCGCCTTATCGTTCAGGGCTAGTGCTTGTGCTTGATCGAGTGTGTTTAGTGTCAGAATCCTGTGACAGATCACTGGCTTGCCCTGACCTTGCCGGTGCAGACGTGCGTTCGCTTGGTCATAACCGTCAAGGCTCCATGTCAAACCAAACCATACTATTGTGTTACCTGTCTTCTGTAATCCGTCAATTCCATGTCCAGCGCTTAAATGGTGGGTAATCATCAACGGACAGTCACCGCTATCCCATCGAGACATGGCTGTTGCTAACGACAACTCGCTTTTGCAGTTCGTAAGATTGATTGGTTTCAAGTCCCGGAAGCGATTCATGATCCGCTCGGCATCGGAACGATACTGGTACATGCACAGAACTGGCTGACCGTTACACTCCTCGATTATGTCTTCCAGCGCCTCTAGTTTCAGATCGTGGATAGGTTCCCACATTGGCATTCCTGCGATGGGATACATGGCCCCGTTGGAGAATTGCAGACACTTGTTGGTCAGTGATGCTTGGTTGAACATTTCCACTTCAGTACCACTATCGAGTTGAAGAAAAAAGTCTCTTTCCATTTTGTCGTACATCGCTCGCAGATCATCAGGTAACTCCACATTGACATCATTGACGATCAAATCAGGCATTGTCAGATAGTCAGCAACACTCATCTCGATGGTGATGTCACCGATGAGGTTCTTGATAGTCTCCTCTGTATCCGCATAGGGTACTTCCTTGTACTGACCTTCCTTGCGATAGAAACGTGTTCTGAACGCCGTCTTGGATGTACCCAGACGCTCCCCTCCATCGACGACGAGATATTGCCCATGCAGGTCCTTATAGCCATTGGATGCAGGCGTGCCGGTCAATCCGGTACGCCATATCAGATGAGGCAAGATTTTCCGTAATGACTTGACGCGCTGAGTGCTGCTGTTCTTCGTCTTGGTGATCTCATCATAGACAATACCGTTGAACGGGAGCGGCTTGTCTTTGCTGATGAAATACTGGTGCAGCGTCTCCGATAGCCATCCGAGGTTGTCGTAGTTGCAGAGATAGATATCCGCCTCACGCATCAGCGCACGAGTGCGTTGGTCTTTCGTACCCATGACCATACTGAAGCGCAGATGTTTAGTATGGCTCCACTTCGCAGCATCCTGACGCCACACTAATCGGCAGACACGGATAGGCGCGAGGATCAGCACTCCCTTGAGAAATCCGCAACCGATCAAGTGTGAGATGCTGGTCAGGGTGACAATGGTCTTACCTAATCCGGGTTCGAGCCATAACATAGACTGAGGGTGAGTACACTGATGATTAATCGCGCGTATCTGATACTGATGTAGATTATCTTGTGTCAGCATCTTCAACCTCATTCAGATAAGCAAATTCACCAAAGAACTCTTTAGCCGCTTCGTTGTACGCTAAAGCGGCTTCTCCGATTGTCATATATCTACCTAACGGACGAGTTGTACCATTAGTCATTATTTGTGCACGCCACTTACCTGTCTGCTTACAGAAAGTGACACCTTTATATTTATGAACTCTTGGTCGTGAATTACCGAGGTTTTGTGAGTGGTTACAAGGACGGAGATTTTCAATTCTGTTATCAGACCTATCTCTGTTGATGTGATCTAACTCACAGACAAACTCACCATGATGATAGAACCATATCAAATGATGAACTCTATACATCTTTCCATCTACCACTCCTACAATGTAGCCTTTCTCTTTGGGTGTTCCTAACACATCACCAATATTCCACCCTTTGATTGAAACTTTACGAATGAGTTTGCCATCAACATAATTGAACAATTCATGAAGTCTTGATTGAGTTAGCATGATATTTCCCAGAGATTAACACTAACCATATCATACCATCCACAACATTGAATTGGGATGAGTACATTGAAAGTTGATTGCTTTTTGTTGATATGAGTGAAGTTGGTCAGGGGTTAGCATCACACCCACCCTTTACTGAGGATTTTGAACGCGACTGCCGCTTGGAGCGGGACTTGACCGTTTCCGATTGCTTTAAGTCTGTCCATCCGAGAGGCCATCCCATCATCCACTCCGTGTATTCCGGGTTTATTTTTCCACCAAGAACCCAAGATAATGTTGGCGTGTTGCGAGTACCCTCTGCGGGGTATGCTTCCTCCTTCGCATTGGGTGCTGTCGGAGTTGGTAACATTGATTCCCCTAGATTTCGACATCCTTTGTGCTTCATCATAGACGGAGCAAGTTGATTCGCTTGAGTAGTCGGTGTTGCGAAATAATCCCCACCATCTGTCACGGTGATGGTTCGCTCCCACATCAGATGCGCGTAGGCAACACCATCTACCGTCATACCCCATCTGGGCCAGGTCTTTGACCACTTCTTCAAGTCCTTTGGACGTGATAGCGGCCACATTCTCCAAGTAAATGAATTGGGGTCTAACAATCCTACCAATACGCAAGACTTCACGATAAAGCCCCGATCTGGTTCCTTCAGCAATTCCTGCTTGCTTTCCAGCAGTGCTAATGTCTTGGCAAGGGAATCCTGCATGGATGCAATCCACTCGTCCTTCGTATTCGGATGGATCGAACATTCGGACATCCCCTTCCCACACTGACAGGTCTGGAAACCATCCTTCTGCTGCCCGTTCTCTAAGGACTTGACAAGCGTAGGGTTCCCATTCGACTGCAACCGCAGGGGTATGTCCAAGGATGAGGTCTGCAAGGAGTCCTCCTCCTGCTCCTGCGAAGATGTGCATTGTCTGCATTCAATTCGCTCCATCATAATGATCCACCAATGCCTTACCAGCCTCAACACTGTCGATTACATAGACCAGACATCCATGACCACGAAGACGCTCATGCTCGCGCACCTGTCCTGCTGTCGGCTTCTTACCCTGCTGCTTGAACTCGATGAAGATCACTTGCCCATCAGGTCTAATGAAGATTTGATCGGGTACGAATGCGTGACCGGGGCTAGTCCATTTCCGGGTGAGCCATCCTTTTGATTCAGCGTAATCGCGGACTTTCCGTTCTATCTGTTTTTCCAACATCACATTACTCCGAGTACAAGTTTCTCAATTTCTTGACAGTAATACTCGATATTGATAGGCAGCACCGCATCCTTGATATCGTTGCATACCTGTACTGTCCATCCACTCTGTACCGAGAATGATCTCCACTGGTCAGGCTTCTTCGCTAACGGTGGGAGCCACTTCACCAGCGGCTTACCTCCGATGCTGACGTAGTATCTGCAAGTGTTCTGCACCGTGTCGTCACCCCACCGCAGGAACCCGTTACGCGGCACTTTGATCCGCTGCATGAAATCCATCTTGTCAGGCCACTCCATGACCGTCTGACGCAGCGGCTTGTCATAGATCAATACCTGCTCGGCTACTTTCGGGACGATGAGGGCTGATGCGTCTTGGTGCCAAAGTGCCTTATGCTCATATGCACCCTTTCTCTTGACCTCACCCACGCCAACCCTCCCGTGTGCTGTGATTTTCATGGTAACCGTAGTCTTTTTCTGCTTGCTTTCTAGCGGAAATAGCGTCATCGAGAGTTACGAAATAACCTATGTTGATTCTTTCACCATCCCCAATCCCAATATACGCATGGTATTTCTTCTTTTCTTTATCGTAGGATATTCCTAAATGTCCTGACGTGTTTCTCCTACCTAGTCCCCTATTTCTAAGGTTATCTTGGCGACTCACTTGTCTAAGATTGCACCATCTGTTGTCAGTGCGATCACCGTTAATATGATCCACATCATGTTCTGGAAATTTACCTGTCATATAGAGGAATATCAACCTATGCACTAAATAAGGCCACCCATTTACATTCATTTGAAAGTAACCATAGGCGGTCTTGGACTTCGGAATCGAGTAGCAAGGCTTCCAGTTACCTTTCCATGTCTTTTTCATAACCCTTACAAATAAACCTGTATCGGGATCATAAAAACAGGTATTGCGAATTTGTTCTGCTGTCGGATCATTACTCATCGACAAACTCCCCGATGTAATTGTTGCAGTTGGAGATGAACAATTTTTTGTACCGGCTACCTTCAAGTACCAAACCTGTTTTCTTCATCCACCAGTCGCATACCGTATCAGCTTGTGAAACGTAGTCGGGATGTATGGTGTATTCGATCCCGTCCGTGTTGCACATCACCATCTTGACAGTCGGAACTTTCACAAGATTCTCGATCAATAGACACAATAGAAGCTGACCGTTCAGGGTGATCTTCAACAAGAAAAGTAGATCGTAGAACACGCTGAACTTGTCACCAGCTTTACCGAATGTTCCATTAAGCGCCAGTTTGTAAGCAGCGTTCATTGCCGTACCCTTAGAAAACCCTTTGCGTTTTCGGTACAGGTCTTGATAAATATCGCAGAACTTTTCACCAAGATGTTCAGGATAAAAACGATTAGTGATTGCGAGGTTAGGATAGTAGCTAGATACGTCCCGCGACTCGATCAGTAGATCGTCAGTAGCGACAAATGCTTTATTCTCGACTGCGGCGTGAAGCCCGCCAGTACCGAACACGAAGTCAAGACCATATTCGTGTGCGACAAGCCCGTCAAACACACCCTTCGTTTCAGTAATGACTTGCGATCTTAGATGTTCAAGGATTCGCTTGAACCCGGGCGTTTCCAACTCAATCCAAGGAAGAATCGCATCTCGCAAGACCAGACGATCTCTCGGTGTCTGTTTAGGCTGGCGACCATTGCTACCATATTCGTAGCATTGAACACCAGCTTTCTCCAATTCCTTCTGAAAAATCAAAGTGCCAATCTTCACATCGTTAGCGTTAATCACATCCTCGCCTAATGTCGGTACAAGCTCCTCCCGGAACCTGATCTGATCCAGTGACGCCAACCTGAACCGTTCAGTCGCAGCAACGTCGTGGAAACAGTAGTCGCGCAACACTTCGACCTGCTCACGGGTCAGCGTTGATCCGACAGGGAACGGCAGATCGCTGATGTTGTCCATCCTCATGTTGAACTCAAGCGCTTTGAGATTCGTAGTGCGTGCCTTGTTGTCAAAATGGTGAATCTTGAACAGGTCGATCTGAGGAACATAACGGTCTGATGCAAATATCACATGCTCAAATTTGTCCTCTGATGCAATGATTACCATCGCCTTCTCGTAAAGTGCAGCAGCGGTAGCCTTACCCATGCGGATCAGCGTGTGCAGAACCGGATAGTCGAATCCGAGGTTGTTGAATCCGATCATCTGGTCAAGTGATCTGACCCACTCAATCAGTTCTCTGCTGTCGTTACGCCAGTCGCTAATCTCGAAGTAATAGCGAAACGGTGTATCGCAGACCTGAGCGCAGAGAATGAATACGTTAGGGTATGTCTCGATATCATAAGTCACGCGCATTACGACCAACCCAGTCGATGCACTTCATTGTGCGGAACTGCTTATATTTCCAGCACCATGTACGAAATCCGAGCATGGATAATTTGCGCTTGCTATAGGCGCAAGATTCACAGTCTTTCATTATCGTTTTCCTTGTTATCGTGAAACAGGGGCCGAAGCCCCTGTCGTCTTACTGAGGCATCATAAACGGCGGAAGCGGCATACCTGCTGGAGCAGCAGCGGTAGTAGCCGGAGCCGCAGCAACGGCACCGAACATGCTCGATACGTCAGCAACAGCTTCGCCAAACGCCTCGCCATCACGAGCGAATTGGATGGCTACCAAATCGCAGCGCACGCCACGACCATGCTTGTTGTCCTGCAACCACGGACGAACAGCAGCATTGACGTAGCAACCGCCGTACAACTTACGGGCCAGCGCCTGATACTCCATCGTGTTACCAGCATCGACCGGCGTGCCGTCGGTGCGGATCATCTGCGGCATAACATCCTTGTTCGCAGAGATATAAACCTTACCATCGTAGCCGCTATAAGGCTGGAAGGTTTTCTTGTCGATCTTCTCAGCACCGGCACCATAGCAACGCAGTTTGCGATCGGCTTGGATCATCTGCATCACGTTCTGTGCGGTGGTTCCCCACTTCTCCCCGGCGAGTTTGGCGTACTCAGCCATGAACTTCTGGAAAGCAGGATCGGTCTGGTCGAGGATGAAATCGGCGCTGTACTTTTTGACACCATTTTCAACAGAAGAACGGGGTTCGACCAGTTGAGGAAACGAGAGACGGGCATTGCTCAGAAAGATAACTTCAGACATTTGTATTACTCCTTGGTTTAAGAAAGTCAGGTAAGTCAGAAAAGTCAGTGGCGCTAAACATCGACGCCACAGATATTGTAACAGCAGAACGCTTGTCTGACGCAAGCGCCACCGTCAAAGCACCTTCAGATTTTTTGATGTACTCCTTCTCCAGCATCTCGATTTGCTTATCGGTCAGCTTGGCATCGGTACCATCCTTCGTCTTCCAGCACAATTTCTTCGCCTTGGCTGGCGAGATAATCTTGGTTTCCCAGATAGCCTCCTTGGGAACCTTCATCTTCTTCAGCCGTTCAGCCATATCTTCAGGTGCAAGCGCCCAATCGTTGCTGCCACGACCACGTACCAATTTGAGCCCTGCGATTTCTTTACCGGCTTCAAGGCGACGTTGTGCTTCGGTTTCAACACCCTCGATGAACTGCTTGATGAGTGGTATCGCCTCCATGATCTGCACAATGCGATCGTCGCTCATCGTGTTCGGTTCGTCGTGAGCAATCGCTGTTAGATCATCGAACTTGATACCGCTATCCTGCATAACCTTGTTCGACAACGACGTACAGGCACCTTTATGCTTGCAATACTTGCACTGCTCATCACCGGGAACCAATGGCGCATTCGGATCATCAGAAGCAGCAGCGGCATCAATGTATATCTGACGCTTCGCCAGCAATTCATCTACAGACATTTCGATGTAGATCACACCATTCTCGCCACGGTTAGCTAACTTGGGTTGAATGATGGTCTGTCGAATCGTCTTGAAGTCGTGGTCCTGATAGTTGCCGAGGATCATCAGGCTGTAGATGTCCAACTGATCGCACGGCAGATTGACTGCGCCCATACCACCCTTGTAGTCAGCCACCTCTAGGTAGTCCTTGCCGACGATATGAATATCGCAAGTTCCTCCCATGTCATCACGACCGAACATGATCTGGCTATCAAGTTTGACCTCTGAATAAATCGGCGCAAAGTTCAGGTCCATCACACGGGTACGCAGATATTCAATAGCAACCTGAACACGATCCGCACGATCACGATCAACGCTGAACTCGACCAACCACTCATTGCTAAGTTTCTCGCCGATCATCTCGGTGGCAGAGATCAACCCCTTCTCGATACAAACTTCGAGCAGTAAGTGATCCCGTGACCCATCAAGCGCAGCAGTGCCACCTTCCGACTCGGGATATTTCGCCTCCTCTCGGACCGAGCCGGGGCAGAGGCGCACCCGATTAAACTTGCTCGGCGAGAGCTTCTTATGGTCGCTCATCACGCCACCTTGAACGCTTCGATGCCAGCGTACAGTGCTCCATACATCTCTGGCTTAATGTCGTTGATGTTCTTGCACCCAGTCGTCTGCTCCATGATTGCTTGCAACTGCTGACCATGTACAGGGCCGCACTCACGATACTTGTTCATCATGTAAGCGATGAGCGATTTGTGATCGGTGATGGGGCAATCGTTAGTGCTGGGAGGCGTTACAGCCGGGGCAGCAGGCGTGACAACGGGAGGCGGCGCAGGGATGGGAGCAGGCACCTCAGAAGGGGACTCCATAACAGGAGCAGTGACCACAGGAGCCGGTGCTGCCGGTACGGGCGCAGCGGGGATAGGTGCAGGGGCTTGAACCTCTACCGGCACTGGGGTAGGATTTACCTTCGCCACTTCTTTTGCCACCTCAACCTTGACCGCATCGGGCAACTTGGCAATCAGCAATTCAAGAATGCGGCAATTCGCCAGCACAGACTCAGCAATCAGAGCAATTTCGGACTTGTTCGACATGATTTCACTTCTCCTTGTAAAGCGGGTTTTTGGGTGCTGCGATTTCGACACGGTTCTCAACGAATGCTGTAATCAATTCCCGCATTACATGAGCCGTGCCGCCGTAGTTTTGCGACAACTGAATGAATTGCTGCTTGACCTCATCAGGAAGCCTGACCGCCAGCAATGCTGATTGAGACATGATTTGTTATCTCCTGTTTGATGAAAGTGTTGACAATGATAGTTGAGTGTTTTACACTTGTCAAGGGTTAGATGAAAAATTTTTAGGAGGTAGTATGGAAGATCACATAGTTGTCTTACCTCAAACCATTGCTGCTGAAAGAGGTATTGTTCATTTCTATTCTGGAAAATCATGCAAGCATGGACATTTTGGAGCAAGAATGACTAAAAAAGGGAGATGCTGTTCGTGTTCTCCGTGGATTACCAAGAAAGATGAGTACAACAAAAGAAGAATGGAGAACTATCATAAGTTACCTTCGGAGGTTAAGAAGGAACTAGCACAAAAATACAACATTAGTAAAAAAGAATGGTATGGCAATAATAGGGATCGTCATGCGACCTATGTGAAAAAATGGAAAGCAAACAATCCTGAAAAATACAAGTCGTATATGGATAAACGTAAAGAAGGACAAATAAAAAACAAGAGGCGTATCGAGCGTCAGTTGTTGATTTCACAGTCTGGTCGGTGTGCTATATGCGATGTTTCAATCATAGAACATTGTCATATCGACCATATCATTCCAGCTAGTAAAGGCGGAAAAGGCGAGATTGAAAATTTACAGTTGCTGTGTCCTACATGCAACTTGAAAAAAGGTAAAAAATAAATGTCAGCTATACCGAATGTCACTGGTTTGTCTGTCTCATACGATGCCTATATCCGTCATGGTTGGTCGATCGTGCCAATCCCGCCTAACACCAAAGGTCCCCAGCACAAGGGTTGGAACAAAAAGGAAAATTGCCTGCAACTCGGTACGCAGTTACCTAACGATTTTGGTGTAGGTCTTGCTCATGCCTATAGCGGCACGATGGCGCTGGATATCGACGATCTCGATTCTGCTCGTCAGCTACTCGGTCAGCACAACATCTATCTCGATCTGATGCTATCAGCGCCAGATGCGGTCACAATTGAGTCGGGTAATCCGGGCCATCACAAGCTGATCTATGCGATGCCATTCGGTTTAACCCTCCCATCGAAGAAGATCAAACACGATGGGAAGACCTCATACGAACTGCGCTGTGCAACTGCCGAGGGGCTTACCGTACAGGATGTCTTGCCGCCGTCACGGCATCCTCGCGGTACGACCTATCAGTGGGGTGGTCATGGTAACTGGCAACGCTTGCCAGCCATCCCGAACGAATTGCTATTGCTTTGGCAGTCGTTGATAACCTCGGATCAGACCAAGAACATCAAAGTCGATAATGTTTCAGATGCGTCCATTGACGAGATTAGATCAGCCCTATACGCGATCAATCCGTCCTGCGACCGTCAGACGTGGATCGAGTGTGGTATGGCGCTGCACAGTACCGATCACCCGCAGGCATTCGACCTATGGAACGAGTGGAGCAGCAGCAGTGCCGAGAAATATGATGCCCGTGATATGCCTATCCAGTGGCGATCGTTCAAGGATCACCGTGACGGTATCTCGATCGGTACGCTATTCCATCACGCCCAAGAAGCCGGATGGAAACGCCCTATGCCTGACGTCGCACACCTGTTCTCGGAGATCACCCCGGAAAACCCTAATCAGGTGATCGACCTGCTCACCCTGCGCCTACAGCCGCCAGAGGTCGATCTAAGCCTGTTTCCCGAGCTTCTGTCGCGTCGTGCGACCGAGGTGAGCATAACCCGTGGCTGTGATCCTGTCGTGCCGCTAATGGCCGGTTTAGGGGCTGTATGCGCTGCTGTCGATGCACGATCGCGACTCGAGTTGTTGCCGGGCTATACCGTGCCACCTATCTTGTGGCTGATGACCATCGGCGACCCGTCCGACAAGAAGTCGCCCGGTGCGAAGCCTATGCTATCGGTCCTGCAACGTCTCGAGGTTGAAGATATCGACCGCTTCAAGGTGGAGCATCTGATGTGGGGCGCGAAAGAAGCGGCGTATGCCACAGCGAAAAAAGCCCTATACGACCATATGCAGTCAGCCGATGCCCTACTGGACAATACAGCTATCCCCGCTGTCCCTGAACTGCCACCTGAGCCCAAGTCTGCCCGACTGGTTATCAACGACGCCACGAGTCAAAAGCTCGTCCATCTCGCACAAGGCAGGCCGCGCGGATTCCTATTGCATCTTGACGAGATGGGGAACTGGATCAACCGGATCAACGACCCGCGATCAGGTGACGATCGGGGCTGCTGGATCGCAGGCTATGAATCAAACCCCTATACGATGGACCGTGTGACAGCAGGGACCATTTCAGCCGAGAATATGGCCCTCGCAATCTATGGCAATATCCAGCCGACTATCTTCAAGCAGCAAGTGGCGAAAATGTCGTCCGATGGGCTATTGCAGCGGTTCATACCTATCAGCATCCGTGGCGATAAAACCGTCAAGCCTAAGACGATACCCGAGTTTATGACCAGCGAAGGCGAGTATGAACAACTGATCCGCACGCTATACGCTATTGACGCCCAGACCTATCAGCTATCAGACGAGGCCTATCAGCTATTCGACGAGTTTCAAGATTGGTATTTGCTATTGAGAAACGACGAGCGATTGCTGAAGACTAACGGGGTCTATATGACAGCTCTCGGTAAGATCGAGGGGACGTGCGGACGACTGGCGCTTGTCTTCCACCTTTGTACATCGCCCTATGATAGAAGTGTCAGCAGGGAAACGATGGAGAAGGCTATTGCCGTCACAAAAACATTTATCGTACCGTCCCTGCGCTATGCGTTCGCCAATGAGGAAAACGAGTTTGAGCAGTGGGTTATTGACCACGTTATCCACTATGCAGGCGAAAAACCGACTGTTACCCTGTCAGACCTGCGCCGATCTGCAAGACGACAGATACCCGATGGAATGACGCCGTATCAGATCGAGCAGGATATCCGCGTGATAATGGATCAGCTCGCAGCGTCAAACTGGGTGAGCATCATCGACGAGCGCAGGAACGGAATAACGTGGGCGATTAACCCACACGTTGCTACTCTATACGCGGATTACCGTCAGAGTGTCATACGTGCCAAGCAGGCCATAAAGGATCGTATGATCGAAACCGTCGAGCGTTGCGGCCGGACGTATAACAGGCCGAGGAAGGTATTGGGCGCCGAGTAAGGGAAATCAGCGTTATACGCAACGCGATAACGAGATAAAAAGAGGCCCGGATATACCGGGCCTTTTAAGTGGCGCGTTGCGCACCATCGGAGAGGAAAACTAACTGCGCCAGATTATAGCAACAAGGGCGAGTGCAAGGGCGACTATTGCGTGCATGATGTCATCCGTAATTCGCGGTAAGTTAGCAAGGCAAGGCGAGTCTGATTTATCGCTCTGTTAAGATTGCCGAGATACAGCCAGCAACGCGCATTGCGCTTGAGCTGCCAGAAGTCATGTTCGAGATAAGACCGGGCGACGCCACCGACGCGCATAGCATCGTCGAAAGTAAAGTTATCCATGGTGTCATTCCTCCTCAGTCACGATACAGTCCGGACCTTCTGGCCAGGTTGTGGGCGCGGTATTCAGTATCCAATGTTCATGCGCCACAGCGACATCACAATAGCCAATGGAATTAAGGCGCAAATACTCCCGAACATAAGCATCGGTTGATCTAAGTGAATCGGCGCTTTTTGGGAATACGCGCTTTTCTGCGCTTTTGCTGGTGCCGCCTTTCGACGGTTTGGCAAGTTTCGTTTGATATTTGATAAGGTTTTCCGGCTTGCAAGTGATGGAAACGCCGTTGATAGTCGTAGAGAGCATGATAATCCCCTTAGTGTTGTACAAAGATCAATTTACCTTTTGCGCCGACTGACCGAGCGATTGCCATGAAAGCCGAACGCATAGACTGCTCTCCGCATCCGCCGATATGACAGGGATTTTTGCCGGTATCTTTTACCATCTTATGAAGCATTTTCGGCGTGTGCCAGTTATAGTTATCTTCGTTTGCTTCGGCTTTCGCAGCGTCCCATTCTGGGTTTGGCACGTCGATATACACCATCCCCTTATCATCAGCATAAGGTGAGCCAATAAGCTGGATACCTGCGCTCCTGATGGCATCGGCAAACGCTGCGCTCTCTTTGTGATAGCCATAACCGCCAGCGCTACCATGGCCGGCAAGATGATAACCGTTAGCATGTATCCAGATCGAAGCATATACAGTCGATGCGCTTCTACTGCGTCCCATGTAAGCCCGAGCGGTCACAACCTCGCGCATTTCTCCGTCAATCTTGCCGAGTACAGTGTAAGCGCAGATCAATTCTTTTTCTCCGCCATAGTTGCGACCATTGGATACCGCTTTATTTTCGATTAGTGCTCTCATGATGTTATTCCCCTTCAAAAGTGACAAAAGCGCAGATGCAAGCGCCTTGCAAGTTATAACGAGTGGTTTCCCCATCTGACCAATCAATGCGCCATCCTGATCCATCCTTTTTAGCTAATGCTGTAATAGCGCCACGGAAAGACTTTGCTTTGATCTGATAGCGTTTGACCCATGAGTAATTAGCCTCACCGCCAAAAGTATCTGTAATTTCTACGTTAAAAATTGCCATGATGTTATTCCCCTTCAAAAGTTATCTAATTTGATGTTCAATAGTTTCGAGATGCGGAAGGCGGATGCACGACTAATTCCATGAATATGGATACTGCGCTGCTCCTCCGCGCCTGTTTCGTATTCCATACCATTGAACACTGACAAGCACATACGCTTGCCATAGTCTGCATAATGTCCACTAGTGGCTCTGATTCCATCAACCATATTTGTGCGAGTAGTAAACAATTCCGCAATGGCATCGTGCAGACTGTCGTATTCGCCAATGTCTCCGTATTCGTCGTATTCGCCATGTTCGGCGCTTTCTGGCGTGACAATGCTGTATGTAACGTATGCTTTCATGATGTTATTCCCCTTCAGTTAGTTAGATTTAGCACGCATCGCCCATAGTTGCACTTGGGTTTTGCTTACGTGTAATGCAAGGGCAATCGAAACCGCCCATTCTGGCGAGTGGTTTTGCCAGTATTGTGTAAATTCAGCGTATGTCATTTTGCTTTCCTCTTTCCGTTTGTTGAGCTGATGATTGTATTGTAATGGTTTTTGTTTCACTTTCCAATTGTATATTGTAATCGAATTTGCTTTGATGATAGGCTGGTCATGTTGCAGTGCGGTATAAATCGAGTGGTGGAAAGTGTGACAAATGTGCCTGCGTGCCGGGTATGTGGAAATGGACAAACCGCGATAAGAAGGTCTTATTTTTTTTGAATACACACCGAAAGGCACGTCTGTCACACTTCGACAAATCATAACATTAACTGTTACAACATAACAATTAGTGCTTTCTGCTACATGTTGCATTGCATCATAACATGTGACAAACGCGACAGCGTTACCGTGTATCAATAGGTCTGCGCTATCCAGCTTGAACATGCTGCCGATAACAGATGTTATGTCTAATCTTGCCGATAGCATGGATCAATGGCACGGCCTAGCAGATGGGCCGATTGCTGGTGCTAATGTTGCAGCGGATTTGTGCTTTCCACTGGTGCGCTTGGTAGGCCGGGCCAGTGGCACAGATTAGGGGGTGGGGGCTGCGGCTTTTGATTAGTTTAGGAGGGCACACCCCACACAAAATTTTTTATTGAAATAGCGATCATTGTGAAACAAATTCCCGTTATTGACCTAACGAAACAAATCACCACCACCCTCGTTTCACAAATCGAATCGTTATGTTATGATTTGAATCATGCAAACACCTGATGCAGTTGTCACAGTTCCTGATTGGCTCGTTCCTACTCCTGATGTTCCAGTCGAAAGTCGGCTGACAACTAAGGAAGTTCGGGAGATCACCAATCAGTTCTACGAAACGCTGTTTGAGCACGCGATGGAAAAACTCGCTGCTGGTACGACTTTGCCTGACATTATTCGGGAGTACCATACGCCCACAGATGTTGCCAAGTTCAGATCGTGGATCAATCGTGATCCGCAACGTCGGGCTAGATATGAGCAAGCACAGGAATTGTTTGCTGATGCTCTCGTTGATGACATGCTGCGAATTGCAGATGATGTCGAGTCGTTAGAGGATGTGCAGAGAACGTCGTTGCGGTTACAGCATCGAAAGTGGATTGCATCGTGCTTGAATCGACGCAGGTACGGTGACAAGCAGCAGGTTGAGGTTACGAAGAACATCAACATCACCGAGATTTTGCAAGCTGCTCAAGGTCGGTTGATCGAGCATGACCCGTTTTTATTGGAGGATTCTAGAGAATGAAACCGCTGAAGGTGTTTATCGGCTATGACAAGGCTGAACCTGTTGCGTACCACGTCTGTGCCGAGTCGATCATATCGAACTCGTCTGTGCCGGTGAGTATTACGCCGCTGTACATGCCGCAGTTGCAGAACTTCAAGACACCGAAGCACCAGCAGGGGTACAAGCCGAGCAACGGCTTCATATTCAGTCGTTTCCTTACGCCGTACTTGAGCAACTATCGGGACAAGGCCTTGTTCGTCGATGGCGACATGGTGGTGAAGGGGGATGTGGCGGAGCTGTTTGAGATGGATATGTCCGGGCTTGGGGTGCGGGTGGTGAAGCATGACTACAGGACGACGGCTAACAAGAAGTACCTCGGCAGCGTCAATCTCGACTACCCGCGCAAGAACTGGTCGAGCGTGATCTTGTGGAACAACTGGTTTGCGCCTAACTCGGTCTTGACGCCGGAGTACGTTGGCAACCAGACGGGTGAGCACTTGCATCGGTTTGGGTGGCTGACAGATGAGCAGATCGGTGATCTGCCGAAGGGTTGGAACGTGCTGGCCGATGAGCCGAACCAAGCGCCGTATAATGAGGCGAAGCTGATTCACTATACGTTGGGTACTTGTTGTTTCGATGACTATAGGCACTGCCAGTATGCTGATGACTGGCATCGTTACCACGAAGATATGAATTTCTGCCGACAAGCCTGATATGGCACAAGAGATGATTTACTCGCCCCAAGAGGAGGCGAGGTTGATGCAGGCGCTTTGGACGCCTTCGTTAGCAGATGACCCGTACAAGTTCGTGATGTTCGCCTTCCCATGGGGGCAGAAGAACACGCCGTTGGCGCACTTCAGCGGCCCGCGCACGTGGCAGAAGGACATCCTGTGCCTTCTCCGCAATCACATTCGGGCGAATCGGGAGAAGGACGCGCAGAAGTTGGCGATGGAGACGCTGCGAAGTGCGGTTAGCTCTGGACGCGGTATCGGCAAGTCCGCCCTTGTTGCATGGCTGGTGCTGTGGATGCTCTCGACGCGGATCGGCAGTACGACGATCATCTCGGCCAACAGCGAGGCGCAGTTGCGGTCTGTTACTTGGGCGGAATTGACGAAGTGGGCAGCGATGGCGATCAACGCGCACTGGTTCGAGGTCAGCGCGACGAAGTTATGGCCTGCCAAATGGCTGACGGAGCTGGTCGAGCGGGACTTGAAGAAGGGTACGCGCTACTGGGCAGCAGAGGGCAAGCTGTGGAGCGAGGAGAACCCGGACAGTTACGCGGGTGTGCACAACCACGACGGAATGATGGTGATCTTCGACGAGTCGAGCGGTATTCCAAACTCGATCTGGGATGTTGCGGCTGGTTACTTCACCGAGCCGATTCTGGACAGGTACTGGATGGCGTTCAGCAACCCCCGGCGCAATCAGGGCTACTTTTACGAGTGTTTCCACAGCAAACGGAACTTCTGGGTCGGCAAGATGATCGACTCGCGCACGGTGGAGGGGACAGACCCGAACGTGTATAAGCAGATCATCGACGAGCATGGGGAAGACTCGTATCAAGCCCGTGTCGAGGTGAAAGGTCAGTTCCCGAGTCAGGGTGACGATCAGTTCATCGAGGCGTATGTGGTTGAGGAGGCCATGCAGCGCAAACGCTACGATGACGACACTGCGCCGATCGTGCTTGGCGTCGATGTGGCGCGGTTTGGTGCTGACAAGACGGTGATGGTGGTCAGAAAAGGCCGGGACATCATCAAGATCAGCAAGCATCAGGGGCTTGATACGATGCAGACGGTGGGCAAGACTATCGAACTGATTAACGAGTTCAAGCCGGTGATGACGATCATTGACGAGGGCGGGCTGGGTGCCGGTGTGATTGACCGGCTGAATGAGCAGCGTTTTCGTGTCAGAGGGGTCAATTTTGGCTCAAAAGCAGACAATCCGACAATGTATGGCAACAAACGGGCTGAAATCTGGGGCCTGATGCGTGAATGGATCAAAACAGCCTCGATCCCGCATGACAAGGACTTATTGACAGACCTGACCGGACCGTTGTATAAACATAACTCAACTGGTGCAATTATCCTTGAAAAGAAAGAGGATATGAGGAAACGGGGCGCAGCCTCTCCTGACTCAGCCGACGCGATAGCAATTACGTTTTCGTACCCTCTCGCATGGGCTTCTGGTAACAATTCGATCCGCTACCCAAATTTAGGAGTCGTATGATGAAAGCCCCCGTAATGAACACCATCCCCCAGATTCAAAAGGCCATCGCTGAACTGTACGCGGCTGTTGAGGCGCTTCAGGAAGCGGCTAAACCCGCCGAAAAGGTCGAAGATGCGCCTGCTCGCCGTGGTCGCCCTCGCAAAGAGGATGTTGAACAGACGCCAGAGGTCTGATTATGGCTAAGATGGACGATGATGAGATTCTTGCTCGTGTAGAGCAGGAAGAACGGATCGCATACGGCATCAACGACAGTGCGCTGTCGGATGATCGTGCGAAAGCGATTGATTATTACCTCGGTGCGCCCCTCGGTAATGAGGTGGAAGGCCGATCGCAAGTCGTTTCCTTCGACGTACAGGACACGATTGAGGCGGCGTTGCCGCAGCTCATCAAGATTTTCACATCTGGCGATCAAGTCGCCCGTTTTGAGCCCCGCAACCCTGATGACGAGGCTGCTGCCGATCAGGAAACCGACTACATCAACCATATTGTGATGGAGCGGAACCGTGGCTTCGAGGTGATCTATACGTGGTTCAAGGATGCCCTTCTTAGTAAAAATGGCTACGTCAAAATTTACTACGAAGAAAAGGAAGAAAAGGAAACCGAGAATTATCGTGGTTTGACTGACGCCCAACTGACCATGCTGGTCAAGGATGACGACATCGAACTGTTGGAACACGAGTCGTACCCCGACGAGGCGCAGTATGAACTGGTGCTGGCACAGTGGCAAGCGGCTGCGATGCAGGCGCAACAGATGGGTCAGCCTATGCCGCCCCAGCCGCAGCCCATGATGCTGCACGATGTGAAGATCGAGAAGCTGAACAAGCGCGGCTGTATCGAGATTTGTAACGTGGCCCCTGAAAACATGATGGTGTCTGTTGATACTCGAGGTGTTTCGTTGCAGGACAGCCGATTCGTCCAGCATCGTGAAAGCATGTCGCCGGACGACATCAAGGAAAACGGCTGGAAGTTGCCTGACAACGAAGGCTACTCGGACACTGACAGTTTCCAGATCGAATCGAACGCCCGCGACCTGTACGACGAGCAATTTGATCGTACCAGCGAGGAAGCCGAAGACATTCTGGTGCGCGACACGTACATCAAGATCGACGGTGAGCGTTGGCGCTATGTCATCGCAGGCAATACGATCGTACATCGTGAGAAGTGCGAATATGTGCCTTTCGCCTGTCTGACCCCGATGCTGATGCCGCATCGCCACGTTGGCCGCAGCTACGCCGACCTGACGATGGACATCCAGTTAGTCAAGACGGCACTGGTTCGTGGTCAGTTGGACAATATGTACCTGTCCAACAACGGTCGCTACGCCATCTCTGACCGCGTGAATCTAGAGGACATGCTGACCAGCCGCCCGGGCGGCGTGGTGCGAGTACAGGGGGAGCCGGGAACAGCCATCATGCCGCTGTCGCATACACCGTTCCCGCCGACGTCCTTCACGATGGTCGAATACCTCGACTCGATGAAGGAAAAGCGTACCGGCGTCACAGCCTACAATCAAGGCCTTGATGCGGACAGCCTGAACAAGACGGCAACCGGCATCAACGCCATCATGCAGGCATCTGCTGCCCGTTTGGAGTTGGTCGCACGTTTGTTCGCGGAAACAGGCGTCAAGGATATGTTCTTGCTGGTGCATCGTGCCATTCGCCAGAACTACACCAAGCCGGACATCGTTCGTCTGCGCGGTAAGTGGGTGGAAGTTGATCCGCGTACTTGGGCGAACCGCAGCGACATGACGATCAACGTCGGTCTGGGTACGGGCAACAAGGACCAGCAGTTGATGCACGTTCAGACGGTGCTGATGGCCCAGAAAGAGGCGATCGCCCTCGGTATCGCTACGCCGAAGAACATTTACAACGCCCTCATCAAGCTCACTCAGGCGGCTGGGTTCAAGCATCCTGACGAGTTCTGGACAGACCCGACGACTGTACCGCCGAAGCCGCCGTCACCACCCCCAGAGGTGCAGGTGGAGCAGATGCGTCTGCAAGCCAAGCAACAGGAGTTGCAGTTGAAGGCTCAGATGGAGAAGATGAAGGCCGAGATGGACGCCAAGATGAAGATGGCTGAGGCTGAACTTCAGGCGCAGTTGGAGCAACAGAAGGCCAACACCCAGATGCAACAGGAGCAAGTGCGCTCAACCAACGACGTTGCGATCGAGCGGGACAAACTGCAAATGCAGGCCGAGTTGGAGAAGTACAAGGCTGAACTGAAGGCTGAAACTGATCTGAAGATCGCCATGATTCAGGCTGAGATCAAGCAGCAGGAAATGGCCCGTCAGGCTGAAATGGACTCTCAGCGGGCGATGATGGAAGATCAGCGTCACCGTGAGAAGATGGATGCGATGACGAAGCCGAAGAAAGTTGTCCGTGACGAATCCGGGAGGGTAAGCGGTGTCGAGTGATGCAGCGGTAAATGTCCCACTCGTAGGGGAAGGCGTACAGATCGACAACGAGCTTATTGTTCGTGACGGCAAGAACGTCTATCGTCAGCGTGTTGCACTGAAAGACACTGCTCTTGGCATTGGTGATCTAACCACTGATGCTTGGGGCGTTCAAAAGGTATCCCTGCCCAAGTCTCTGTTCCACGGGATGTTTTCGTTTGATGTCCCACAAACCAAGTGGATGATGTATGAGAATGGTACGCAGGTTTATACCTCAACCGACATCATCTCTGATAATGGCGCAGGGTCACTTGTAACGACTGCAACGAATCACACACTTGTCGTTGAGTCCCGTACTTGCCCACGGTATCAGCCTAACCGTGGTCATTTGTTCTCGACGGCATTGTGGTGTCCATCCAAGACGGCAGACGGTGTTCGCACATGGGGGCTTGGGACTGCCGAGAATCAGGTCGGTTTTCGGCTGAAGTCTGACGGACTGTTGTATGCGTATGTACGCTCCGGCAATACTCAGACATATGAGCAGGTCATTGACACATCCGGTGTGTCTGGATTCGATGTCGAGAAGGGCAATATCTACGACATCCAGTTCCAGTGGCGCGGGGTCGGGAACTACTACTTCTACATCAACAACGTCAGGGTGCATACAGCATCTTTCCTTGGAACACTGACCGCACTATCCATGCAGAATCCTGCATTACCTGTACGCATTGCAGCACAGCGAATCACCGCAGATGTAGCAATCAAGATCGGATGTGTGGATATCACCTCAGAAAACGGAGAAAGCGAACAACTTGAGTATGGTTCATCTTATGCCACAGGTGTTACCACGCTTACTGATACTCCGATTCTGACCATTCGTCAGCCGCTTCAGATTCTTGGACAGACAAACACACGCGACCTGACATTGGCCCGTGTCTCGGTATCTTGCTCCAAGAAAGCGGTATTCAAAGTTTGGAGTACGCGAGATGCTACGGCCTTCACTGGTGGCACTTTCCAATCAGTGAATAGTGGGTCGTATGTCGAGACTGATTCACCTGATATGAAGGCTACCGCTGTGCGAGTAACAGCCGTAGATACTACTAAATTGCGTTTCATTACGGCCATTCCTGTAGAGGCAGCAGTTCCGCGTGAGGTCGATAACCCGTGGCCTGACGGGATCAAGTTCCCGATTGTCCGTGGTGATTATGTCGTTGTGACTTGCACTGCTGCCACTGCCGTATCGGATTGTGTCATTGAGTTCGGGGAGCATATCTGATGCAACTGACAAAACTGCTGACAATGGTTCCGGGCAAATACGATTACGTCAATGTCGAATACATTGAGTGCGTATATGAGGATGACGATCATTACGATGTGCATATGGTTGATGGGACAGTTCTCTGTATTGCTCTGACAGAAACAAAGATCAGCACCTTGTTAGCGAATGCTGCTTGATTACTTTGGGCTTTGGTATCGGTCGCTAACCGCTGGAAGTGCAGGCGGCGCGGCTAAACCACGGATACCGAATGTTGTCGTACTTGAGTACGCAGGCAAGGAATACCGTGTTCCGGTCAGTGAAGTTGCTTCTTTCCTCGCTTCCATTACCCCTGAACCTGCGATCCGCAAGATTCAGAAGAAACGGGTTCGCAAGAACAAGAAATCGCAATATCAGCCTGTTGTTAAGCTGTTGGATTCTCCCGACGAAGAAACGGAGCACATTCAAGCGGCTATTGACAGAACAAATGAAACAATCTATCGTATTTGGCAAAGACTATTGGAGCGCAAGGCGTTAGAGCGTGAAGATGAGGAAATCCTGTTACTTCTGGGGGCTTGATGGAAACCTTGACCGAGATCAAACGCGGTGATGAAGCTGAACGACTTTTGGAAAACCCGATCTACGTTGAGGCGGTTACGAAGGTTCGTAACGGTATTCTCACTGCGATGCAGGATTCAGCTTTGGGTGATGAAAGCACGCATCATCGTCTCGTTATTGCGCTGCAACTGCTATCTCAGATTGAAAAACAGATTCAGGATGTTGCTGTAACAGGCAAGATGGCGAAGTTGCAGGCCAACAGTGGCACATTCGGGCGCATTCGCGCCGCAGCAGGTTTTTAACCCAAGGAGACTCAGTTGAATATCGACCAAGCACCGTCAGTCGAAGAACGCATGATGGCTTTCGTTGAGCAGGAGGACACACCGCGCCCCAATCTCGATGAAGAAGAACAGCAGGAAGAATCTGCCGAAGAAATTTCTGAGGAAACAGTTGATGAAGACGTTGCCGCCGAAGAAACAGACGAGGCAACAGACGAAGAACAGACCGAAGAAGAACCCGCCCGTAAGCTGAAGATCAAGCGGAATGGCGAAGAAATTGAACTTGATGAAACCGAAGTTGTCACTTTGGCTCAACAAGGGTATGATTACACGAAGAAGACGCAGGCACTTGCTGAAGAACGGAAGCAAGTTGAATCGGTAGCTCAAGCCCTCAAGGCCCAAGAGCAGACGTTTCAGCACCAAGTTCAGATGCAATCTGCATTGATCCAAGAAATTGCCAAAGTAACGGCGATCGACGATCAATTGGCAACATTCAACGGTGTTGATTGGCAATCGCTGTCTGATAGCGACCCAGTTCAAGCACAGAAGCTGTTTTTCCAGTACAGCCAACTCCAGACCAAGCGTCAGGAGCTTGCAGGGCAACTGGGGATGAAACAGCAGCAGTTGCAGCAAGTCATGGCTGAACGCATCCAGCAACAGACGGCGGCGGGGCTTGAACAGTTGCAACGAGAAATTCCCGATTGGGGGCCGGAAAAAGCCCGCGACATTCGTGACACCGGAAAGAACTACGGTTTCACCGATGCTGAGCTTTCAACAGTCACCGATCCACGCATGGTGAAGGTTTTGCATGATGCTGCCCAGTGGCGAAAACTGCAAAGCAAACAGCCAGTAATGAAACAAAAGGTCGCTGCCGCTTCCAATCCTGTGAAGCCGGGGGCAAAAGATAGCAAGACAGCTAATCAGGCCGCAGTCAAGCAGACGAGGGAAGCCCTCCGCAAGACAGGCAAATCTGATTATGCTGCCAAACTCATTGAACGCATGATTTAAGGAGAAACACTATGGCCGCATCCGCAACCAACACCTATACCGGCGCTGGTATCGCCGAAGACTTCGAGAATATCATCTTCGACATCTCGCCGGAGGACACCCCGTTCGTCAGCATGTGCAAGCGCACCAAGGCTGGTCAGACCTACCATCAGTGGCAGACCGACGCGCTGGCCGCTGCTGCTACCAACGCCAAGATCGAAGGTGATGACGCCTCGTTCGCCACGCTTACCCCGACGACTGTTCTCGGCAACTACTGCCAGATCAGCTCCAAGACCGTTCAGATTTCCAACACCTACGATGTCGTTCGCAAGTACGGTCGTAAGTCGGAAGTCGCTTACCAGTTGATGAAAGCGGGTAAGGAACTGAAGCGCGACATGGAGTACGCTCTGGTCCGTAACCAAGCCTCGTCTGCTGGTGGTGCTGGCACCGCTCGTTCCACCGCCTCTATCGAGTCGTGGATCAGTGGCAACCGCATTCTGGCGACTGGTTCTACCGCTGGTACGACCCCCGGCTTCTCTGGCGGCACCGTCGCTGCTCCGACCGATGGTACGCAAGTGACCTTTATCGAAGCTGACCTCAAGAGCGCCCTGCAAGCTGCTTGGGTTGATGGTGGTGATCCCCGCATGATCCTCATGTCGGCTACCAACAAGTCGCGTTTTGCTGGCTTCTCTGGCATCGCCACGAAGTACAACGAGATCAAGGGCTCCTCGCAAGCCATCATCACCGGCGCTGCTGATATGTACGTCAGTGACTTCGGCAACCACACGGTCAAACTGGATCGCTTTATGCGCGATCAAGCGGTTCTGTGTATTGACCCCGACTACGTTGGTATGGCTACTCTCCGTCCGATGGAGAAGACCGAACTGGCTAAGACGGGCGATTCGACCAAGTGGCTGATGACGACCGAGTACGCTCTGGTGGTTCAGAACCCGGATGCTCATGCAAAGATCCAAAACGTAGGAATCTAGGTGATTGAGCTTGACGTTGGAGTGTAATCGTAACCTGATGTAACATTAGGGGGGCGGGGAAACCTGCCCCCTTTTTCTTGGAGGACTAATGGCAATTTACTTCGATCACGACCCACTCACGGGCGTCGTACAATTTTACGATTACGATCCGGTGACTGACAAGCACAGCATCACATCTGTTCAGGATGTTTCAGGTTTTCTTGATGAGATGAAGCGCAGACGTGACGACCCTGAGTATTGGAAGAAGGGGGTCAAGGAAGAATTTGCCCACTACGCTACGATTCCGGCCATCGTAGAAATCGAATTGCGAAAGAAAGGCCTCGACATCTACAACCGCGATCAGACGAAAGAGATCGTCCGAGAGATTGAACAAAACTATCCTTTTTGCAAAACGACTGTTGCGAGGGTCGGATGAGCCCAGAAGAACTGAAGAAGTGCCAACTGGCAATCCACGATCTTATTCAGCATGATGACTACGAGAACGCTCTGCCGGTCATCTACCGTGTCTTGGAAGAACACCCCAACGATGCTGCTACGTTGCATTTTCTCGGCTACATCTGGCTGACCTCTGGCAAGGAAGCGTTTGCATATCAGATGTTCCGTAGGGCGCTGCAAGAAGCACCGAACAACCACGCCATCTGGACTTCGTTGGGCCGCGCAGCGCATGAGCTGAACATGACCAAGGAAGCGATCAATTGCTTCTGGAAGTCTGTCGAAATCAAACCCGATTACGCGATGGCGTACTCCAATGCCGCTGCCACGCTGGTTCAAACCTCCGATTGGGAGAGCGCCGAAAAAGCAGCGAAGATGGCCCTTGAGTGCGACCCTACTGATCTCAACTCGCAGCTCAATCTGTCGCATTGCTACCTCGCAAAGGGTAAGTGGGCAGATGGCTGGAAGCAGTGGGCTAAGTCCCTCGGAGGCAAGTTTCGCAAGGAATGGACGTATGGCGACGAATCCAGATGGGACGGCAGCGCAGGCAAGCGACTCGTTATCTACGGAGAACAAGGCCTCGGAGATGAAATCCTCTTTGCTTCATGCGTTGATGATGCAATCCGAGTGTCGGAGAAGGTGTGGATCGACTGCGACCCCAAACTTGAGAATCTGTTCAAACGGTCTTTTCCTACTGCTGAAGTGCATGGGACGCGGCGGGAAGAACAGCCGGAATGGGTCTTGTCCGCTGATCCAACAGCCAGATGCCCGATCGGCGGATTGCCCGAGTTCTTCCGACTGAATGATGCCGACTTCCCCGGTACGCCGTACTTGGACGCTGACCCTGAGCGGGTGCTGATGTGGAAATCGCTGTTCAAGTCATGGGGCGACGTGAAAGTGATCGGCCTGACAACGCATGGGGGTGTCAAGGCGAATAACGAGCGAGGGCGCACCTTGGCTGTTGAGGACTTGGAGCCGCTGTTGTCGATGAAAGGCGTTCGTTTCGTCAGTCTTGACTACAAGGACAACGTGAAAGACCCGCGTATCGCCGAGTTCCCGTTCGCAGCGAAGTCTGAGGATTACGACGATCAGGCTGCACTGATCGCGGCTTGTGATATGGTTCTGGGTACGCCGACCACCGCGCAGCACTGCGCTGTCGGACTCGGTGTGAAGACATGGTGTTTGGTGCCGACGTACCACCAATGGCGGTATGCTTATCACTACTATCCGTGGGGCCGATCAATGAGGCTTATCATGCAGGGTGAGCGTAGTTGGTCGGATGTCATCAACCAAGTCGTGAAGGAGCTGTGATGGCTTGCAAATCCAAAGGCAAGAAGCCGCCGAAGAAATGATTTCTGAGGCTTATCGAGCAGAACAGGAGATGCTGCACCGTAACCCGAACTACGGGGTGGCCTCCACCTATTACGCCCCGCTAGTCGATCAGGTGCTTCGACTCAGCGGCCTGACTGACCTGCTGGATTACGGGGCGGGCAAGCAGCGGTTGAAAGGTTGCCTGACGCAACCGTGTGAGTACCATGCTTACGACCCAAGCATTCCTGAGATAGCAGGTACGCCCGATCCGCATGACGTGGTAGCCTGCATTGATGTGTTGGAGCACATCGAACCTGAATACCTCGATGCAGTGCTGGACGATCTGAAGCGGCTGACCAAGAAGGTAGGCGTCTTCACTGTGCATACGAAGCCAGCCGTCAAAGTGCTTTCTGACGGTAGAAACGCCCACCTTACGCAACAACCGGCGGACTGGTGGATGCCGAAGTTTGAGGAACGGTTCAGGCTGCGTATCCTTCAAGAGATGGACAACGGGTTCTTTGTCGTACTTGACGCAAAATAGCAAGTGCTGTATAAAGTAGCTTGGCAAGCAAGCTCGTTCGCACTTGCGACTGTACGGAGCGAATATGAGCATATCCACCTACGCCGAACTTCAAACTGCTGTCGCTAACTGGGTCCATCGTAGCGACCTGACGACGATCATCCCCGACTTCATTCGGATGGGCGAGCTGCGTATCTTCCGTGAAGTTCGCTCACGTGACATGGAAACCGCGCTGAATGGCACGATTGCTTCCGGCGTGTTGGCTGTCCCTGCTGACTACCTTGACCTGAAGTTTGCCTACATCGACGCTGCACCGACAAGCAAACTGGACCGCGCGTCTGCGTCTCAGATTTACGAACAGTATCCGCTACGCTCTCCCGACGCAAAGCCTGTGATGATCGCCCGTGAGGGAACCAACTTCATCTTCGGCCCGTATCCGAACTCAAACTATACGGTCAAGGGCATATACTATGCTAAACCTACGTCTGTTCAATCAACAGACAACACGCTGTTCCTCGCCAACCCGGACCTTTACCTGTTCGCTGCGCTGTGCGAAGCCGCCCCGTACATGAAAGACGACCCCCGTGTGGCCCTCTGGGAAACCAAGTACGCCGACATCAAGGCGCAGATTTACAACCAAGACTCAGAGGAATACGGGTCTGGTGCCGGTATGTCTGTTAAGGTGGTCTGATGCTCGTCAAACTCGATCAATTCGCCCCTGATGCCGACTTCACTGTAGTTGGCGTGGCTGTTGAGATGAGTACGCTTGTTCCGTCCCTGCGCGGATATAAGGCTGCGCCTACCGCCGTCAATGCGGGGCTTGATGCACTTGCCTCTGAGTGCTTCGGGGCTGCGGTGATGCGTAAGTTGGACAATTCGACGCGCTACATCGCTGGTACGGCGACGAAACTGTACGAATCGACAGGTACGACTTGGACAGATGTTTCGCGGGCTGTTGGCGGAGACTACGCTGCTGCGGGGGACACACGCTGGTCGTTTGCCCAGTTTGGCAACGTGTCCTTGGCGACCAACAAGGCTGACACGCTTCAGTATTCGCTGACAGGCGACTTTGCAGATGTGGCAGGCGCACCGAAAGCCAAACTGGTTGAAACAGTCAATCAGTTCGTTTTCCTTGCGGATACAGACGATGCAAGTTTCGGTGATAGCCCGAACCGTTGGTGGTGTTCCGCCATCGGGACATACGACGACTGGACGCCTGACGTTGATACGCAGTGCGTGTCCGGCACACTGACCTCTGCGCCGGGGCGTATTACTGCGATGAAGCGACTCGGTGATGGCATCGTGTTCTACAAAGACCGCGCCATGTACATCGCATCATATGTCGGCGCTCCTGCGGTTTGGGACATTCAGGAAATCCCCGGTGAGATCGGCTGCGTATCGCAGGCGGGCATCGTCAATATCGGTACAGCGCACGTATTTGTCGGGTATGACAACTTCTATATGTTCGATGGCTCGCGTCCCGTACCGATCGGCAACCCGCTGAAAGACTGGTGGTTGAGCGATCTGTACGTGGAGTATGCTTACCGGATCAAGACGCTGCACGATCGGCAGGCATCGAACGTGTATTTCTTCTACCCGTCTCGCGGCAGCGCAGGGACGCTGGACAAGTGCTTGGTGTATAACTACCGCGTCAATAAGTGGGGCGTGGATGACCGCACGATCCAAGAGGTTGTCGATTACGTCTCGGCAGGCCTGACATTTGACAGCTCGTTCGCTGCGGCCAACACGTTTGGCGGCATGGATACAGGCATCACGTTTGACTCACCCCTGCTGACTGCCGGAAGCCCCGTACCGGCATTCATTGGTACAGGCAACTTCACATTCACGCTGACAGGCGCTGGGGGCGGGTGGTCGATTACGACCAACGACTTCGGTAGCGAGAACGAAGTGCTGCTGCTGACCAAATCGAGGCCTAGATTCCTCACTGCACCCACCTCTGCCACGATGACGAACTACTACCGCATGGTGCAGGGGCAGGCGCTCACAACAGACGTGACAACGAACTACACGGTCAGCAACGGATCGTTCGACGTACTACGCGCTGCCCGGTGGCATCGCTTGCAGTTCGTCGGGCTTGGTGGCGGGGAGTTTGGTGCCATCGACGTTACAACTGAGGTGGTCGGGAGTGAATAAGCTGCCTCAGTCCAACCTGCCGGTGTCCGAAGCCCCAATGGGGTCTTATGAACGTCGGCTGAACGTCAAACTGAACGAACTGTTCGGGCTTTACAGACGTGTCGTCAATGAACTGATCCAGAACCCCAACCTGCCGGTCTATGCGAACAACGCGGCGGCTGTTGCCGGGGGGCTGGTTGCTGGTGACTTTTACCGTACAGGTGGTGACCCTGATACGGTTTGTGTGGTACATTAAGCATGAACTTAGACTTCAAGTTCATCCCGCCAACAGACCTAGGAACGGTCTGGGATCAGGTTAAGCCGGGTCTTGCTGCGGTGAGAGCAAAGTCGAATGATTCGTGGCGGGAAGAAGACGTGTATATGTCCTGCAAACAAGGCCATTCGACGTTTCATATCGGGACTGTTGATGGCGAGTATGCCGGATTCCTCGTCCTAACCCCCACGCAGAGTTTTGATGGGCCAGTGTTGCATATCTGGCTGACGTATTCGGAAGCACGCGACTTCTGTGTGTTCGAAAACGGGATCGAGTTCATCAAGGAGTGCGCTGTCAAGATGAATGCGAAACGAATTACATTCTTCTCCCCGCGCAAAG